TTAAAACTGAATTTGAAACAGTAATGAAACTTTTGAATTATAAGAATATGGCACAAGATATCTTCCGTAGGTACTATGTTGATGGTCGCCTATTCTACCACATCATAGTGGATCAAACCAAACCTATGGAAGGTGTTAAAGAATTACGATACGTTGATCCACGTAAGTTACGTAAAATACGTGAGATGAAAAAATCAAAAGATGAGCGCACTGGCGTAGAAGTTATGAAGGTAATTAATGAGTATTATCTTTATAACGACAAAGTTAATACTGGTACTTCTTCTAATTTTGGTCCTGTTGGAGTTCGTATTACTACTGATTCTATTATCTCTGTGGTTTCTGGTTTAATGGATTCTCGCCGTGCAGTAGTTCTATCGTACCTACACAAAGCCATTAAACCACTCAATCAGTTACGTATGATTGAAGATGCAACAGTTATCTATCGTATCTCACGAGCACCTGAGCGCCGTATTTTCTATATTGACGTAGGCAATTTACCTAAGTTAAAGGCAGAACAATACCTCCGTGACATCATGGTAAAATACAAGAACAAACTTGTATACGATGCCAACACAGGTGAAGTCCGTGATGACCGTAAATTCTTATCCATGATGGAAGATTTTTGGTTGCCACGCCGTGAAGGCGGAAAAGGTACAGAGATTACTACACTACCTGGTGGTCAAAACTTAGGTGAGTTAGAAGATGTCAAATACTTTGAAAAGAAACTATACAAGGCACTAAACGTTCCTGTATCTCGTTTAAATCCAGAAACTTCTGGTTTTTCTCTTGGTCGTACCAATGAGATTACCCGTGACGAATTAAAGTTTGCTAAATTTGTAGACCGTTTACGTAATCGTTTCTCTGATTTATTTGACCAAGCATTACGAGTACAATGTGTGTTAAAAGGTATTTGTACAAACCAAGAATGGGAAGATTTTAGAACCAACATTCACTATGATTTTATTAAAGATAATAACTTTACTGAACTCAAAGATGCTGAATTGATGAAAGAAAGATTGGCTTTGTTGGCAACAATTGATCCATATACTGGTCGTTATTTCTCTCAATCTTGGATTCAAAGAAATGTTCTACGTCTAAATGATGATGATATTAAAGAGATGCAAATTGAGATGGACGAAGAAAAAGAAGCAGGCCTTGGATTACCAGTTGGTGTGACCAATGATGTGGCACAAGCACAAATGATGTCACAAGTACCATCACAACCACAACATCCGTTAGACCAAGAACATGAGGCAGAATTGGCTCAACAAGCGGCCGCTAAATCAAGTGTTAAAGAAGAAACCAATACATTGGTGAAACTAAAACGGATATTATAAATATTGAAATGGAGATTAAAAAATGACAGATACAACAAGACAAATTATTGATTTTGCACAAGATGATAACGGCGTAGAGTTCCGTAATGCTTTGTATTCGGCAATTCACGATAAAGTAACGGATCATATTGAAGCAAAGAAACAAGAAATTGCACATAGTTTAATTTCACCACAACAAGAGATTGAACAAGAACAACAGGAAACAGAAGTTGAAAACACTTAAACAATTAATGTCTGAGGCCAAAGGGAAAAAAGAAACCCAAATGGATCCTCCAGCCGTTCTAATGATGAGAAGAAAATCTGTTAGACAGTTTTCTGACGGTCAACGAGTGGCATTATATTATGTGGATAAATTAGATAAATATGTAACCGTACCTTATACAGCAATGAAATGGTCCTCTACAGTACCATTAGAATTTCAATAGGATAAAAAAATGGCAACCTCAAATAGTACACAAATACTTGTCGATACAACTTCAAGAACCGTTATTAAACGTATTGGTATTTTTGATTCTGCGGGCGGTAACGAGAATGAAACAGTCATCATTGAACCATTAAAACTATTTGGTGCTTTAAATGCCAATGGTGCTTATTATCAAACAGGTAATACAACTCCTGCTGGTTTAGCAAACTCTGCATTTACTATTTCCAGAGTTTTGTTGGCCGTAGATGCTGAAGTTGGTCACCTACAATTAAAATGGCAAGGCACAACATCTTCTGCAACAATTGTGGCGGCTGGTGTGGGTGCTTTTGATACTAATCCACAGTATCAATTTCCATCAATTTCAAATAATGCTGTAGGACCTACTGGTAATGTATTAATTACAACTGTTGGCACGACCGCTAATGCAGCCTATACAATACTTATTGAGTTACATAAAAACAACAAGTATTACGATAAAGGTCAATTGACCGATCCAGCAGCATTTAACTATGGTCCATACGCTTTAGCACCATAATGAGATCATTAATTGATGCCATTTTTTCTAATGATTTACTCGAAGCCAAAAGAATATTAGATGAAAGGCTCGATGAATTAGCAGATGACGCTTTAACTGATGTTAAAGATGACATGGCTTTAGAAATGTTTGATGTAGATTTAGATGAATTAGAAGAAGGTAATATTATGAAGATGGGCCGAACAAAGATGATTCGTGTCCGTATTCGGGGTGGGAAGATACAAAGACGCAAAAAGTTGTCAGCAGTACAAGGTTATACAACAAGAGGTGGTAAGTTGGTTCGTATGTCACCTGTTGAACGTAGAAACCGTAAAATGGCATCAAGAAGGTCTAAGTTTAAAAGACGAGCCAAATTAAGGCAGTCGTTAAGAAAAAGAAAAATATCTTTAAGACGCAGAAGTGCAATGGGACTATAAATGAAACTCATAAAAGAAATTACAGAAACAGTCAGTTATCTGGTAGAAGAAGCCGATGGCAAAAAATCTTTGCATATCGAGGGTCCTTTTTTAGTTGCGGAAAAGAAAAACCGCAATGGTCGTTTGTATGAATACAACACCATGAAAAAAGAGGTTGCTCGATATACAGAAGAATACATCAATAAACATCGTGCATTTGGTGAGCTGGGTCATCCTGAATCACCAAGTATCAATCTAGACCGTGTATCACACATGATTACATCATTAAGAGAAGATGGTAATACATGGATTGGTAGAGCAAAAATTTTAGATACTCCTATGGGTAATATCGCCAGAAGTCTTATTGAAGGTGGTGCTCAATTAGGTGTATCTTCAAGAGGTATGGGCTCATTAAAGAACGTTAATGGAGTTAATGTCGTTCAGCCCGATTTCTATCTAGCCACAGCGGCAGATATTGTAGCAGATCCTTCTGCACCTGGTGCGTTTGTACAAGGTATCATGGAAGGTAAAGAATGGATGTTGGTCAATGGTGTATGGACAGAACAGGATCATTCTCAGGCGATTCAACAGATTCGTCAGGCTTCACGCCGAGAGATTGAAGAAGTAAGTCTGCACATTTTTGAAAACTTCATGAAAAAACTTTAAATATAAATATCCAATATAAATCAAGGAGATTTTTAAAATGGCAAAATTTAATCTGTCGGAAGCCGCTAAACAAATTTTAGTCGGTGAAGGCGCCAAAGAAACGTTTGATTCAAACATTTCTTCCAAAGCAAGTGGTCAAGACAAACCACAAAAACTAAACACATCCGTTGGTTACGGTATGAAAGATGCTGGTGACATTAATACTCAAGTTACCAAAACTACTGATGCTGGTCCTAATCCAACAAAAGGTACACCAACAGCTACGCCTCCTGGTGCAACACCTCCTGTAGGTTCTGAGCCAATGAAGAAACTCAAAGGTCAGCCACAAGAAGAAAAGAATGCTGAAGAAGCCGATGTTCAAGGTGGTGAAGATTCTTACGAAACAATTCGTGACCGTAAACCCGGTATGAAACCAAAACAAACAATGCAAGCCAATGCTGGTGCCACATTCCAATCTTATGGTGAAGAAACTGAATCTGATGATGAAGTAGTTTCTGAAGAAAAAGAAGAAGGCCATGAAGATGAAGCACAAGACAAAGCCCTTATCAAAAAAATGATGAAAAAGGAAAAAATGAAAGAAGATTTAGATGCTCTTTTATCCGGTGAGAACCTTTCTGAAGAATTCGTTCAAAAAGCTTCCACAATTTTTGAAGCTGCCGTTATTGCTCGTGCTGAAGAAGTTATTGCTGAAGCCGAAGTTGCTTTGACAGAACAATTTGAAGCCGCAGTAGAAGAAATCAAAGAAGATTTGGCTGCTAAGGTTGATGACTATCTCAATTACATGGTTGAGGAGTGGATGAAAGAAAATGAAATCGCCATCGAACAAGGCCTCCGTGCTGAAATCGTGGAAGACTTCATTACTGGTCTCAAAGGTTTGTTTGAAGAGCATTATATCGATATTCCTGCCGACAAGGTTGACGTTATTGGTGAATTAACCGACAAGGTTGATGAACTTGAATCTGCTCTTAATGAACAAATTAGCAAAGG